TGAGAAAACAATTGGGGATATACCCATTAAGACATATTATGATAAAATCAATGAATCGATTTTTTCCACCATTCATTACATCAACTATTTTACCCACGCACAGCCAGAAATTGGAATGCACTCTAAGCCACTTGAGATGAACCGTATTAGAACCTACGGTTTATTAAACTGCAAAAATCTTGAAGAAAAATGGCTTTATAAGCTTGACATGGAGCGTGACCTGTGTTATTATTTATGTATAAACAAAGACAGATTAGAGAACGAAGGGGGGTTGCACAAAAAGATAGTCGATATGCTTAAAAAGAAACCAAGAAACACATTTCGACGCATCTCATATGCAATCTACGAAACAGAACACGATGACTTTGGGCTCTGCGTTGCCCACACTAACGCAATACAAAAATACACTTGACAAGCTACGTTGAGTGTTGTACAATAGGAATCAAGGAAAGCTTGATTTACTTTACCCAACAACAGGAGAACTAAAATGGGAATTGATATGGAACTGATGCGAAAGAAGCTCGCATCCCTTCGTGGTGAAGGAAACAGGGGTGAGAACTCTATCTGGTTTAAGCCAGACGAGGGAGACACTGACATTCGGATCGTACCGACAAATGACGGCGATCCACTTAAGGAAATGTTTTTCCACTATAATGTGGGAGAACATCGTGGTGGTATTATGTGTCCAAAGCGCAACTTTGGTGAGCAGTGCCCCATTTGTGAATTTGCTTCTTCGCTTTGGCGCGATGGAGTAGAAAAGAACGACGAGGAGAGTAAGAAGCTTGCGAAGTCACTATTTGTGCGAACTCGCTATTTCTCACCAGTCGTTGTACGTGGCCGTGAAGAAGAGGGACTTAAGGTCTACGGCTACGGAAAGCAGGCTTACGAGCTTCTTTTGGGATACATTCTGGATCCCGAGTATGGCGATGTCACCGACATCAATGAGGGTACTGACATTACTCTTACATACACGAAGCCAACTAAGCCTGGAGCATATCCTCAGACAAACCTAAAGATGCGTCGAAACACGTCCACCCTCCTGGCAGAGGCAGATGCGATCCCCGCCCTCCTCGATCGTATGCCCGACTTTGATGATCTATTCGATCGTCTCAGTGCAGCCCAGGTCGACGCAATTCTCGATGAGCAGCTTTCCGGAAGTTCTTCCGCTGAAAGTCGCTCTTCTGAGACAGCCAAGTACGGCGCCGCAAATGCGAAAAGCGAGGTCGACCGTGCCTTTGATGAATTGATGAGCGGCTGATCTAACTAGGCAAGTCTAGGACCGATGGCAGAGCGGGGCTAAAATACTCTGCCACATTTTTATCCAAAGGAGGGATTATGAAGTACGTTGTACTAATCGCCGCATGCGCTCTTATGAGTAGCTGCGGAGACGCTGATGAAGATAGCGGTGAAGACACCGCCGCTGTCGAAGAGTAACGCAATTAGCCGCTGGCAGACCGGTAAAAAGTCTGCCGCTTTTTCTTAACAAAGAGGGACATATGGCAAAGAAAACAAAAGCAGGTCGCGTAGCAATGCTAGACCTAATGAGCTTGGTAAACAAGAAAGCCGGCAGAAATGTCGCACACGATTTGACCGGAGACAATCCGACCTCCGTTAAAGAATGGATCCCCACCGGCTCTCGCTGGCTTGATTCTATCATTTGTAAGGGTCACCGCGCAGGGATCCCCGTAGGTAAAGTAACTGAGATCGCCGGATTGGAATCCACAGGCAAATCTTATATGGCTGCACAGATCGCAGCAAACGCCCAAAAACAGGGGAAGCTCGTTGTATATTTTGATTCCGAATCAGCAATCGACCCAACTTTTTTAGAGCAAGCAGGCTGCGATTTGGGCCGTTTAATGTACGTTCAAGCATCGTCTGTCGAGTTTGTGCTGGAAACAATTGAAGAATTGCTCGGAGCCACCGACGAACAGCTTGTTTTAATCTGGGATTCGCTGGCTTTCACGCCGGCAGTATCTGATGTAGAGGGTGATTTTAATCCCCAGTCATCGATGGCAATGAAGGCGAGAATTTTAGCAAAGGGAATGTCGAAGCTGACAATTCCCATCGCTGATAAGCAAGCAACGTTTATTGTTCTCAACCAGTTGAAGACAAATATCCCACAAGGACCAGCAGCAAGATCGATTGCAATGACAACGCCCTATATGACTCCCGGTGGAAAAGCTATGATTTATGCGTATTCATTGCGCATCTGGCTCACCGGCCGCAAGGCGAAGTCTTCCTTCGTTGTTGATGAGAAGGGATTTAGAGTCGGATCGGAGGTTAAGGTTAAACTTGAAAAGTCTCGCTTTGGAACTCAAGGCAGATCCTGTGCTTTCCGTATTCTCTGGGGTAACGAGATTGGCATTCGAGATGAAGAGAGCTGGTTTGATGCGATCAAGTCATCCGAGCATCTGACTTCGGCTGGTGCGTGGTATACGTTAAAGTTGGGAGACTACGAGAAAAAGTTCCAACCATCTAAATGGACACAACTAATTACATCAGATAATGAATTTAAAGAGAAGGTGCTACGTCTGATGGATGAAGAGATTATCCAAAAGTTCGACAAACGCGAAGGAAGCGCTGATGCCTACTACGCAGAGCCCGAGGATTTAACAGTACCACACAAGGAGAAGTCATGACTTCATTAATTACAGCACTTATGCTAACTATGTCACTGAACATAGCCGATGCAAAGCCACACAAGCAGAAGCAGTCAGCTAAAAGAGCGGTACCGCATCAACACTATGTAGTAAAAAAGCCACGCCATAATCAGGCGACCCACCGACGCTACCAGTATCATGTCGCAAAGCCGGCTGCGCCGGCCAAGGCACACTCTGGTCGCGCTGTATATTTTTATCGGGGACACTGGGTGATGGCTCACCATAAGCCGCACTTTATGTGGAAGTGGAATCACGTCCGCAGTAAGTGGGTAATTGTCTTCAGATTCTAAAAAAAAGACTTGACTTAGCCCCCTCAAACAGTTATAATAGTATATGACTTGAGGGGGTTATTACTTTGAATATATTTGTATTGCATGAGGATCCAAAGATCGCAGCGACAATGGCCTGCGATAAGCACGTCGTTAAGATGATAATAGAAACAGCGCAAATGATGTGTACTGTTGTCGCCTCATATGGCTATGACACGCCTTATCGCTCAACCCACGCCAAACACCCATGTACTATTTGGGCCGGCCAGTCTCGCACCAACTGGAATTGGCTAATGGATTACGGTTTAGCTTTGTGCGCCGAGTATACCAAGCGCTATGGCAAGGTTCACAAAAGCCAGAGTGTGATTCACTATTGCCGTGATGCCGACATTAGCCTTCCGCACATCAAGCTGACGCCATTTGCTCAGGCAATGCCGCCTCAGTATAGAAATGACTGTGCAGTCACAGCTTATCGCGCATATTACCATGGCGAGAAAGCTAGCTTCGCAACCTGGAAAACACAAACACCTGATTGGTGGAGAGTATAATGAAAAGAGTATTGATCATTGACGCGCTAAACGCATACCTGCGGGCTTACATTGTTGACCCATCACTGTCCACAAACGGACAGCCGATTGGTGGATTGAAAGGATTCATTAAGATCCTTCAGAAGCTAGCACGTGAGACAAAGCCAGACAACATTATCATTGCGTGGGATGGCCCTGACGGATCCCGCAAGCGCAAGATTATGGATAAGAATTACAAGGCAGGCCGGAAGCCTATTCGCCTTAACCGCGCTATCCGTAACTTAACGGAAGACGAAGAGCTACAAAATAAGGTCTGGCAGCAACGCCGCATTATTGAGTATATGAACGAGATGCCAATCATCCAGGTTCTGATCGCACAGATTGAAGCTGACGATATCATTGCGCACGTAACACAGATGGAACATTACAATGGCTGGCAGAAGATTATCGTTTCTAACGATAAGGATTTCATGCAGCTTTGTGATGCCGAGACAGTTTTGTGGAGACCAACTGTAAACGAAATGCTCAACGCGAATCGTATTGTAGAAACCACAGGTATTCATCCTCGCAATATGGCGTTGGCACGTGCGATGGCTGGCGATGCGTCAGACAACTTGCCGGGAATCAAGGGCGCCGGATTAAAGACGATCCAAAAGCGACTGTCATTTTTGGGAGAGGATAGAGATTGTACGATCCCCGAGGTGTTAGACTATTGTGTCAAGAGCGCAAAAGGATCGCGCGTTCAGTTTTATAACACAGTAGTTGAGAGTAAAAAGCTGGTGGAACATAACTATAAAATGATGCAGCTTTATTCGCCCCAAATGTCTGTTCAAGCAAAGCAGTTTACACAAGAGGCTGTAGAAAATTTTGAGTGTGATTTCAATAGGACAGAGCTAATTCGTATGATGCGTGAAGACGGATTTGGTGAGTTAAATTGGGAGGATCTTAAGTCACAGTTAAACAAGATCAACCACGAGTGTATTGACAACACAAACAAATAAAGTTTGATCTCACCTTGACTTCCACAACAAATCAGATATAATTATAAAGACATATAGAGGGTATTAATGATAGCAGAAAAGGCAAACTTCGGAAGGTATGGAAAAACCTTCCAAGAAGGGCTCGTTCAGCTAATCTTCGAGGATAGACCGTTCGCGGATCAAATCACTGAAGTGCTGGACGTTAATTTTTTAGAACTTGAATATCTTCAGGTTTTCCTACGTAAGATTGTAGCGTACAGGGCAAAATACAGCACCCATCCGTCTATAGATGCGATGGTCACGATTGTGCGCACCGAGCTTGAGAACGAGGAAGAGGTAACACAGAAGCAAGTACGTGAATACTTCTCTCGTATTCATACGCGAGAGCTTCAAGACAATGAGTATATTAAGGAGACTTCTTTAGACTTCTGCCGCAAACAGAATCTTAAGGAAGCAATGATGAAGTCGGTAGGGCTACTACAGAGTTGTTCTTTCGATGAGATCTCTAAGGTTATAAACGACTCACTTAAACTTGGATCCGAAAATAACTTCGGCTATGATTATATGGTTGACTTTGAAGAGCGGTTTAAGCCAAAGCACAGAAACCCAGTATCAACCGGATGGTCTGACATCGATGCGATTATTGGTGGTGGACTCGGCAAGAGTGAATTGGGAGTTGTGATCGCACCCACCGGCGCCGGCAAGAGTATGGTGCTGGTTCATATGGGCGCCGCAGCGTTACGTGATGGAAAGAACGTGATCCAATATACTCTAGAACTTCAAGACACGGTTATCGCAGGTCGCTATGACAGCTGTCTTACAGGATATCCACTATCTGATATCAAGAACTTCAAGGAAGAAATCTATGAGGAGATCAAAGATTTTGGTGGCTCCTTAATAATCAAGGAGTATCCTACCAAATCAGCTTCTACCAATACAATCCGTGCCCACCTTTCACGCCTCATAAAGCGAGGCATAAAGCCGGGACTGATTATTGTAGACTACGCCGATCTACTTAAGCCAGTCGTGATCAGAAAAGAGAAAAGAAACGAATTGGAATCTATTTACGAAGAGCTACGCGCATTATCCACGGAGTTTCAGTGCCCTATTTGGACCGCATCACAGACAAATCGATCCGGCCTGAGTGCAGAAGTAATTACGATGGAACAGATCTCCGAAGCATTCAACAAGTGCTTCGTGGCTGACTTTATCTTCTCGGTTTCTCGCACGATCGAGGACAAGCAAAACAACCTTGGTAAGATCTTTATCGCCAAGAATAGAAATGGTCCTGATGGAATGATCTATCCTATCTTTATGGATACCTCAAACGTTAACATCAAGATCTTGCAAAGAGCCCCCACAATTGCGGGCCAAGCACAAAATCAGGTGGTCACTGCGCCAGTCGCATTAGACCCCAGGGCTCAGCAACAGCTACTCTCAGCAAAATATACCAAACATACAAAACTAAGGAAGGGGAAAATATAAATGAGAACAATACAGAACATCAGACGATTTAGGTTATCAGACACTTTCACTGACCCATATAAAGACCGAGAGGTTCCGTGGGGACCGCTAGGATATATTACTTTCAAGCGAACATATGCCAGACGATTGAATGAGTTTGATCCTGATGCAACTGGTTCTGAAGAGTGGTGGCAAACCTGCCGCCGAGTTATTGAAGGCATGTTCAATATGCAGAAGCAGCACGTATTTATGCTTGGCTTAGAATGGAACGATAATAAAGCCCAGCGAACCGCTAAGGAAGCATACGATCGTTTATTCAATCTAAAATGGACCCCTCCAGGCAGAGGCTTGTGGATGATGGGAACTAAGTTTGTTGAAGAGCGAACTGCCGCCGGACTATTCAATTGCGCTTTCCGATCGACGCGTGATCTTGCCACTAAAGGTGGGTACCTTTTTGCGTGGATGATGGATGCGTTGATGGTCGGTATTGGGGTGGGTTTTGACACCGAGGGGGAGAGTAGCATCACCATTAAAGAGCCGCAGTTCACCAACGATATCTTGGTTATAGATGATTCGCGAGAGGGCTGGGTTGACTCGGTTCACACCCTATTGGATGGTTTTTTCTTTGGTTCTAAGGTGCCAAAGTTTGATTACTCTGCGATTCGTCCAGAGGGCGCCCTGATCAAAGGCTTCGGTGGAACATCCAGCGGCGCCGGGCCCTTGAAAGAACTACACGCCAATCTAATAGAATTATACGCTGCTAAAGTTGGAGAGTCGATCACGTCTGTAGATATCGTGGACACAGAAAACTTGATTGGTCGCTGTGTGGTAGCCGGCAATGTGCGTAGATCTGCTGCTCTAGCTATGGGAGCTTATAACGATCGCCAGTATCTTGAGATGAAGAACGACCAAGAGAAATTGTATCATCACCGATGGGGATCAAACAATTCGTTTAACGCCATTGTTGGTATGGACTATACTTGGCACGCAGAACAATCGCAGAAGAATGGAGAGCCAGGATATATCTGGCTTGAGAACGCCCGCACGCGCGGCCGCTTCAAAGATGGTCCGCGCTACGATGACATCAACGTGGCCGGCTTTAATCCTTGCGTTGAGCAACAGCTTGAAGACGCTGAGTTATGCTGCCTCGTGGAAACATTCCCAGCCAAGCATGATGACTATGAGGATTATCTTAGAACGCTAAAGATTGCATATCTCTATGGCAAGACAATCACACTGTCAAACACACACTGGCCAGAGACTAACGCAAAGATGCTTAAGAACCGCCGCATCGGACTGTCACAATCCGGCGTTGTACAAGCTTTCAACAAGCACGGCAAGCGCGAAATGCTTAACTGGAGCGACAAGGCGTATGAACATATACGAGAGTTGGACCAAGAGTATTCAAACTGGCTTTGTATTCCGAAATCGATACGCACCACAAGCATTAAACCTTCGGGTACCGTGTCGCTGCTCAACGGATCTACTCCCGGGATTCATTTCCCAGAAGACGAGTATTATATTAGACGGATCAGGTTTGGAAAAGATTCAGAATTACTTAAAACTTTAGCCGAAGCCGGCTATAATATGGAAGATGATAAATATTCACCTAATACCATTTGTGTTGAGTTTCCAGTACACGAGCCATACTTCCAAAAAGGAAAGAGATCGGTTTCTATGTGGGAACAACTGGAAATGGCCGCGCAATATCAGCATTACTGGGCCGACAATTCGGTGTCTATTACGGTGACATTCAAGCCCGAAGAGGCCCACCAAATTAAGGACGCACTAGAAATGTATGAGACAAGGCTAAAGGCGGTTTCCTTCCTGCGTTATGAAAAGACGGGATATGTGCAGGCTCCCTATGAGCCTATCACTAAAGAAAAGTATGAAGAACTAATTAAAGATATAACCCCCATTCAACGATTCGACAGCAATGAGGGTGGAAGTGGAACTAGGTTTTGTACAAACGATAGCTGCGAAATTTGAGGTGGAAAGTGAATTTTAATCATTTAATGGAGAACCGGCTTCTCCAACGTCGCTGTGGTAAAGACAGCGGCGAGTGTTATTGGGCCCCTACCGGTAATATACGTGCGATGGTAGGTGGCCACGTTAATGTAACGATGTATTGTAAAAAGTGCAAGACGCGTCAGGAGGTGTTTCTAAGTGAGACCCTTTATGAAAGACAACAGAAGATTTTAGAACAAGAGGTAAGAAATGTTTAAACCAGTCAATAGATATATTCAAATAAATTTGCCAGAAGTGGTGTCACAGACAACGAGCGGAATAGTGCTGCCGGATGACTTTAAACCCACAGAAGAACGATATGGTACGGCAGAAGTAGTAAATTACGCTTCTGATGTTCGGTTCAAAGACCAGTTGTTAAACAACACACATGTTATTGTCGACAAGACAATGATTGAAGAGATTACTATAAATAATAGTAAGATAAACGTTGTTCTAGATAATTATGTAGTGGGAATTATTAACTAAATGGGGATAATACGCGATGCCAATAGACAAAAACTTTTACAACGAATCATCTGCCGCTAAACTTGGATGGGATCCAACGTGGTTTGGTGAGAAGCATTATGATGATAAACTGACACGTGCCGTCAAGAAATGGCAGAAAGACAAGGCGTTGCCGGCCGATGGCTTGTGCGGTCCTACTACTTTCAGACGTTTGTGGACAGAAAGACAAGCTGACATAGATGATTATCAGCCCGAGAGTTGTCATTATTCAAACTATATCGTTTATCGAGGCAATTTCACTCCTATCGAGTGGGATAAAGTTGTTCTATGGTCAGAAGACGGTGCAATAGAGGCAAAGCCCGGAAGCTACTATGACTATTCCGGCCGTCCAAAGCGCAACACTCGTCTCTTTGTTAATCATTGGGATGTGTGTTTGTCATCTCGTTCGTGTCAGCGTGTGTTAGACAAGCGAGGCATTTCAGTACATTTCCTAATCGATAACGATGGCACGATATATCAGACTTTGGACATACAGCACGGCGCTTGGCACGCAGGATCCGAACGAGTGAACCGCGCCTCAGTCGGTGTTGAAATCTCAAACGCATACTACACAAAATATCAGAGTTGGTACGAACGCAACGGATTTGGTGAGCGTCCCCTGGTTGACGATGCGTGGGTTCACGGCAGCAAACTTGGAGAGCACACTGACTTTTACCCCGCTCAGATCGAAGCACTTAAAGCATTGTGGAAAGCAATACACAAGGCAACCGAGATCCCATACGAAACTCCCAAGAACCAGTTCGGCAAGACATCTACGAAGTACGAGCAAGATGTAAAGTATGGCAGCTTCTCAGGCTTCATCAGCCACTATCACGTCAGCAAGAATAAAATTGACTGTGCTGGATTAGACATCGTAAAGCTGCTTAAAGAAGTGAAGGAAGATTGATCCTTGAGTATGAAGATATAGTTGTTGGTAGTTGTTTAAAGGCAGTCTTGTTTGCCTTCAACAATAATCTGCCCATCTTTTTTTCAGAGCCACGCAGACCCTTTCGGTTTAGTTTTCTCGCACCCAACACAGACTTAGGGTGCGTTAAACTTACTAGGCGGCCGTTAACAGAACTCACAAGCATTACCGAAGTTAAAGTTGTGGGTCTCCGCAAAGAACTTCTTTGGGAGCGCCTGCTGTTTTTGCTCAATCTCGATGGTAAGGTTCCACTCGCAAATCTCTGCTCGTCTATGAGATTTGACGGAGAGCATTTAATTTGCTCCAACGAATACTCCAAGATAGGTGCGTTAAACTTTAGTAATTGCTTTTATTTCGGCGACGATAATATTTCTGACTTAGTGAGAGAAAAAGAGCTTGCTAATCCAACCTACACGTGTTATGATTGGATAGCATTTAATAGCGGAGGCAAGCACAAGATCGATTACATTTGGGTGGGCGATGATTTCGTTAAGGAAATCTGGTTCTATTCCTCGGATCGAATGTGCGGCAACTCTCCGGTAAAAGATGCGTGCGTAGTATCAACCCTGACGCAAGATCAATTAACTGATTTTGACTATGGGGAGACGATGGCGCGATTCAAAATGATCTCCGAGATGGAGAAAAGAGGAATGAAAGGAAGACAAAATGGCTACTCAACAAACGGAAACTCAAAACATTATAAATTTCGCACAACGTCTACCACCAGAACAATACGCAGAGATCCTGTGGAGATTAGAACAGAAAACGATCAGATATCGCTTCCGAAAGTATCGAGCCGATCTCTTCTTAAGAATCTTGAAGCGTCTTGTTCCAGTTACGATAGATTTCTAAAGTATTTGTAAATGCCACAACACACTCATATGGCTGGTATCATACCTGTTGCCGGCTTAGAAACTGATTTTGATCAACGATTACCAGAAGTTATGATGCCTGTGAACGCGGGCCTCACAGCTATTCAAAAGTCAGTTTATGAGTGCGCCCTCGTCGGATGTCAGACGATTTGGATTGTCGCCAACAATGATTTGGCACCAATTATCCGTGATACAATCGGTGAGTGGATTTATGATCCTGTTTATTATGACACAATGAGTAAGTTTCCTTCGGAGAATCGTAAAGAAATCCCTATTTACTACGTCCCTGTTCATCCGAACGATCGCAACAAGCGAGACACATACGGGTGGTCTATACTTTACGGAGCATATAGTGCATGGTTAGTCGCAGCAAAAATCTCAAAATGGGTATTGCCGGAAAAGTTCTACGTTTCTTTTCCGTTAACTGCTTACGACTTGCCTTCGCTACGTCCTCATCGTTTAGAAATAGCATCCAAGGACGCCAACTTCTTTGTATCTTACGATGGTAAGACAGTCAAAGACGATTTGCCTATAGCATTTACATTCAATGGAGAAGACTTTAAAGCATGCCGAAATCACATAAACCAAACAACCTCGCGGGAATATTTACCCCGTTTACCGAACCAAATTTTCCCGACGCAGAAACTGCCATTCGCCGAGCGATGGTCGGCGCGCCAGTATCCCCTGAGCAAGATCCTCAAGAAAGTATCAGAGAAAAACAAAATCCTAAAAAGCGTTGATTGGTATTACGACCTTTCATCCTGGGATAGCTACTGTTCTTATCTGGGCTCAAAAAATCTTATAGAAAAACCATATGAACCATTGACAAAGGTTCATAAACACGCTAAAATACCATATAGGGTTGAGGATTTTAAGGAGGACGAATGAATCGGAAGACATCTAAGATTAAGTTTGTAGGCTTGCACGCACATAGTGTGGCGGGTTCTATTTTTGATGCGCTGGGCTATCCAGCAGATCATATGGATTTTTGTTACAAGAATGGAGGAGAGGCGCTAGCGCTCACCGATCATGGAAACATGAACGGGCTAGCATATCAGGTTTTGCACGCCAAGAAGATGCAGGAGGCGGGCCAAGACTTTAAGCCCATCTATGGGTGTGAGGCGTATTTCATCCCCTCTATTGAAGAGTGGCGAGAAGAATACGAGACTGCGATGGCAGACAAGAAACGCGCGCGCTCCGCCAAGAAGGATGAGCAGTCAGGCGCCACTGTTGAGGATGCAGGTAGCAGCAAAAAAACGCAGGGCATTTTACGACGGCGCTACCACCTTGTGCTTCTGGTGCAGAACCAGACCGGCTTGAGCAATCTGTTTAAGTTGGTGTCCGAATCGTATCAATCAGAGAACTTCTATCGATATCCACGCATTGATTACAAGCTGCTTAAGAAGTACAACGAGGGCCTCATAGCTGCGTCTGCGTGCCTTGGAGGGGTATACGCCGGCAACTACTGGGAGAACCGCGACGACGGCGATACGGCTGTCTTAGACGCTATGACAGAGACAACCGAGAAGATGGTTGACATCTTTGGCGATCGCTGGTACGCCGAGATCCAATGGAATAATGTAGAAGATCAACACAAGCTTAATCAATACATCATCCAGACAGCACAGAAGCACGACGTTAAACTTCTCAGCACAGCCGACAGCCACTACCCCAATCCAGAGGCTTGGCGAGATCGAGAACTATACACTCGCCTTGGCTGGCTTGGCAAGGGCGGACTCCCCTCATATATGGAGTCGGAACTTCCCGAGGGAGTTGAAGAAGTTGGCTATGAACTCTATCCAAAGAATGGTGACGAGATGTGGGCGAGCTATAAGAAGTATGCGACAGAAGGCGGCTTTGAATACGACGATGATTTGGTGCGAGAAAGCATTGAAGAATCGCACCGTATCGCCTTTGACCGCATTGAAAAGTTCTTCCCTGATAACACTGTGCGTTTGCCAAGTTTCGTGGTTCCAGCCGGCTACACGGCGACCCAGGCGCTAGTTCAGTATTCCCTTGAGGGTTTGAAGAAGAGAGGATTTCACGGCAATCCCGAATACATTCAGAGACTTAAGCACGAACTCGATGTGATCGATGATCGAGGCTTCTCTAAGTATTTCCTGACAATGAAGTCAATCGCAGACGTTGCTACCACTATGATGCTAGCTGGTCCTGGTCGAGGCTCCGCAGCCGGCTCACTGGTAGCCTACGCGCTCGATATCACACAGGTTGATCCCATTAGGCACGGCTTGCTATTCTCTCGGTTTCTGCGTTCGGATGCTACAGACTATCCTGATATTGACTATGATATCTCCGATAGTATGGCACTAAAGGAGAAACTGGTAGAGATGTGGGGCACCGATTGTGTTGCGCCAATCTCTAACTGGAACACACTTCAGCTACGTTCACTCATCAAGGATATTTCAAAGTTCTATGATGTGCCTTTCTCGGAGGCTAACACCGTTACTTCTGTTATGATGCGCGAAGCTACACCCGCAGCAAAGCAGAAGCACGGCATTAAGGCTGGTATATACGCTCCAACCTGGGAGGAGGTGATGGAATTCTCCCCCTCCTTGCGAGCCTATCTTAACAAGTATCCCACAGTCAAGGCTCACGTTGAGGGTCTTGTGGGGCAGGTGAGGTCGTGCTCTCGCCATGCTGGCGGTGTGGTTATTGCTGAGAACTTAGATCAGAGCATGCCTCTGATTAATTCCGGTGGTGTGCGCCAAGCACCTTGGGCAGAAGGTCAGAACGTTAGACATCTTGAACCAATGGGCTTCATCAAATTTGATTTGCTTGGCCTATCTACGTTAAAGATGATGGAGGGAGCAATCGAACACATCCTTCGCCGGCATCACGGGATCGAAGAGCCAACCTTCGCACAGGTGCGAGATTACTACAATGAAAATCTCCATCCTGACAAAATTGACTTGGATAACCAAGAGATTTACGAGAACATCTTTCATAAGGGCAAGTGGGCTGGAGTCTTCCAGTTCACAGAGCAGGGGGCACAAGGCTTTTGTACAAAGGCTAAGCCACGAAACATCATTGATGTGTCTGCGGTAACCTCTATCTTCCGCCCCGGCCCTTTGTCGGCTGGTGTTGACGCAGACTATGTGGAAGCCAAAGCTAGCCCACACCAGATTACATATCTATCAGACGAAGCCTGCGAGATAACACAAGAGACATTCGGTTTCTTAATCTTTCAGGAGCAAATCGCACTGCTTGCCCATAAGCTCGGTGGGCTAACTCTTGACGAAGGCAATATGCTACGCAAGGTACTGACGAAGAAGGGAACAGGCAAGGGGTCGGTTAAAGATAAGCTCCACAAGAAGTTCATTAAGGGTTGCGTTACCAATGATATCGCCCGCGACCAAGCACAAGCTTTGTGGGATAAGTTTGAGTTCTTCTCAGGCTACGGCTTTAACAAATCGCATGCCGTGAGCTACTCTATCATCTCATTCCAGTGTGCGTGGCTGCTAAACTACTACCCAGCCGAATGGATGGCAGCGTTCTTGGACAAGGAACCCGAGGTTAGAAAGGAGAAGGCGATCAACATTGCCAAGAAATATGGCTTTGGTATCAGGCCGCTTGACATTAACAAGTCAGGTGTGGTTTGGGAGATTAGCGATGATGGCAAGACAATGATCCAGCCGCTCACATCTATCAAGGGCTTGGGTATGGCAGCAATCGATCAGATTCTCGCTAACCGACCGATCAACAGCGCTGAAGAGCTTTTGTTCAACGAGGGCATCACATACTCCAAGCTAAACAAGAAGTCTCTGGATGCTCTGTGCCGTGGTGGTGCGTTGGATGATATCATCGATGACCGGTTCACTGGCAGAAAGCACTTCTGGTCTGCATGCATCGTAGACCGCCCAAAAAATCCCAAGAGGTTTTCCGAGAATTTAGAACTTTACCGACCCGAAGGAGACTTCAGTGAATCCGAGATTATTCAGTTTAAGACAGACTTAACCGGTGTATTCCCGATTAACCTAGTGATCCCCCCAGAGACAGTTCAAAGACTACAGGAGAAGTTTATTCCCCCGATTTCTGAGTTCGATCCGGATTTGTGCGTATGCTGGTTTATTCCTCGCAAAATCGTTCCGAGGAAGACAAAGAATGGAAAGAACTATTGGATTGTTGAGGTGATTGACTCCAACAACGAACTAACTAGAATAAGGTGCTGGGGAGTTAAGCCCGAGAAAGATCGTATTCACTTGAACCGTCCATACATGGCTAAGTTAAAGTACGACGAGAACTGGGGCTTTTCAACTTATGCGATCGGCAAAACATTTAAGCTGCTGGGGTAAAGATGAGAGATATAAAGTTGTGGAAAAATCGAAAAGAACTTTCAGATAAAGTGGCCCTTGTGGATGACGAAGATTATAGTAGAGTTATGGAGGCGATAAGCAATCGTGCCAAGTGGTACGCGCACAGATCACCTTCATCTAAAAAGTTTTATGCCTCGAATGGCAGC